ATTCGCAAGGATTGCCGATTCGAGTTGTCCATCTGCTGTAATGGTTGCCCCCTCGATTGCAAACTTCTTTAGGTTCCTGCCTAGTTCCTCGATGTTGTCGATAATGCGCTGACGCATCCAAAGGATTGTTTCGGATGGCGGTTCCCCGTTTGCTTCACGCTCGGCTATTCGTTCTTCTAGTGCTTCGAGTTCTTCGATGCTTGCTTTGGTAGCTGCCTTGTATGCACGTTGCATACGGCTGATGGCTACGCCTTCACGCTCCAGCAAATCATTCCTGAACTTTTGGGAAGCGGCATAGATTCGAGCGGTTCCGTCGTTTACTCGTTTGAGCTGATCTCCAGCTCGTACCCGTAAAAAGGGTGAGACTTGTACACTACCCCCGGAGTGCAACAATCGATGCTCTTGGACTCTTCACCCTGTATCTTGTTGCGTAGTCTAGTTGACCAAGCGTAGCCAGCATCACCGCCCCACAAGTCCCAGGCTACACGCCCAGCCGATGGAAAGCCATCTTCACCAGCAGAGAACCCCTCGGCTTCCTTGTCTACTTCATGCCGTGAGAAGAACGAGTACATGCGCAAGATGGTGTCTTCGGAGAGTTTCTCACCGTTCACGATTTGGTTAGCACGGGCAAGACCCACACGGGTTCCGCCGTCCCTGCCTTCATCTTTCCAAGCCAAAGCACGTCGGGCTGCTTCCTGCATGGATGCATTCGGTACAAACTTCATGTCGTACGACTTTGCAGGAATGGTTGCATCCTGCTGGGTTGTTACGCTGATTGCCGTTGGATGTAGTTGCCCTTCGTCCTCTGGCACGGCTTCAAGACCAGCGATGCGCTTAGCTTCAGCACGATCAATGATGCCAGCCTTATAGAGTTTTTCTGCTCTATCGGCTTCGGCCTGTAGGTCATCAGCCAGAGCCCTAACGTTAGACACGTCAAACTGGATAAAGTCACCCTCGGCAGATTCGCTGTAGTCAGGAAGCAGGGACACCGTCAAAGCGTCAGAGATAGCACGGAGCAGAGGCACCATGCCATCTTCCCATGCTGCCTGCTGGGCTCTCTCAAAGTTGCTGTAGGTGCTACGTTCTAGACCAGAGCCTAAGCCAAGCACCATAGGGTTTAGACCCATAGCAGAACAGATGCGCTCTTCAGGGACACGCCGTACAGAATCTAAAGCAAGCTCAGATGGCGTAAGGCTAACACGGTCCATCTTGTATGGACCCATCATAACCACGATACCGCCAGCACCATCGCCTGTGAGGTCTTCTCGCAGTTGTCGCTTAACCTGCCGTGCATCATCTGGGCTTAGGTCAACGCTTTGGTCTTTGGCATCCGGTCCAACGATGAGCGATGGCATTGCACCATTATTGAGCAAACCATAGGCAGCTGAGGATGCCACGTTATCTGTGGCAATCTCACGCAGTACGGCTTGAACCGGGGAGCGTCCAAGGCGGATGTCGCTTGGATCTCTGCCGTACCGGATATGCACCATATCTTCAATAGCAATGTCAAAGGAGCGTCCATCGGTAGTGTAGACGTAGTGGGTTAGTGGGTTGATACCGTTACCGACTGGCCTAACCATGTCTTGTGGCAGGTATTGCAAACCGATAGGGACACCAGAACGGCTAGTGCGTACCTTGCGCAAGTAGGCATTACCGAACAGCTTGTAGTCTTGGAGAACCCAGCCCCATACCAGTGATCCGACAGTACCGGGCATTGGCTCTGCGATTACACCTAGTACAGGGTGAGTGTCTAGAGGTTCTGCTTGTTGGCTGTCTACCTTGCGCATGACCTGTGCGTTGGCTTGAGCCCAGTTCCGCACATACCAGTCAATACCAGAAGCAATGATTGAGTTTAGACCTAGGTCACCTGCAACCTGTCCCCAGTCCTTGTGGCTACCCGGAAGCGCCCTGCGCAGCAAGGATTGCAGCTGACCAGAGCCATAGCCGGTTAGGTAGATGTCTCTAGACTGAGACAACGGCAGAGGTAGTGCCTGTGTCGGGTTGGCTGCGGCTTTACGTCCAAGGAAGCGGTCAAAGATACCCATGGCTTCAGTATCCCACAAAAAGAAAAAGCCCCCTTGCGGGGGCCTGTGCGACTTTACTCCTTATTGCGTAACAGTAAACCAAAAGTTACCGATATAACAATTTTCTACACTTGTGTCTACGTGCATCACATTCTCGTGAATTGTTATTATTGCCGTATACCCTTTGTGGGACATCTTGAAAATCTGCGATCCAGTTTTACGATTGATGCGCCATGCGCGACCGGCTAAATGTCTTACTTCAGGGTAACAAGCTGGCCGGTTATCATTGGTATAAAACGATTCATCACAGCGACGAGCATCCTTGCTTAGCCATGCGGTGTAAGCGTTGTCAAATGTCAATGTATTCACACCACTAATATACACCTATTGTGTATACGCTACAAGGGTATAGAGATATATATTTTTAGACTGCACCCCATGAACGCTTAGATCCACACACCTGCCAAGCATAAGCCAGAGCATCCACCACGTCATCATGCCTACCAACAGGGAATGATAGCAGTTCATCTTCAAAGTAAGCCGGCAGACCTTGGCAATGCATAACCTGTGATTGTTCGTAGCGGGCTTCCAGAGGCGCAAAGCGGGTTACTTTGTCACGGTCTGGGCGAATACCCCGGATAGGCAGTTTTGTTCGCCTAAGGAGCTCCTGCACAACAGCCGCCTGATATTGCACCTGTTCGATACCGATCATGGTGGGTTTCCATTTGTCCGCCATGGCTTCGATGAAGCGCAGCACGGAAGCAAAGTCAGCACGTGTACGGTTGATGTCTCTAACGTAGATTGTCCCATCATCACCACGGCTCACAACAGCCACCCCGGTGTAGTCTGCCTCGCTCTTGGTGCTGATGGCAAGGTCAACGCCTATGTAGGTTGGCAAACCTTCGGGGCAGTCACCGTACCGCAACCACTCCCGTTTAATTCTTGCTCCCGCAGCATCCACGAACTCGGCCAAGTACTCCTGCCTAAAGGCGATGCTCGGCAGAGACTCTCCAGCCTTGTCTACTTCGGTTGGGTCTATCCAAGGGTTAGCGGTGGTCGGCATCTGCCATGCCATCCAGTCCGGATCTACACCAGCCATGCCGTATAAGGTCTTGAAGTAGTTAGAGCCTTTAGGCGTAGATAAAAAGAACGCATCCCCCTTGAAGTCTGTTAGGGTTGGGCGGATGGCTTCAGTCCAGGCTTGTTCCAAGTGCCTAGCCATGGCGGCCTCATCGATGATGACACGCTTGTACTTTCTTCCACGGGCAACGGTAGAAGGGTCATCAAGCGTCCAGTAGTCAATGGCTGCCCCGGTAATCAGTTCAATGCGCGGTGCTGGTGTCTGCACAGCTCGCCGGATGACAGGGGAATAAATCCTCTTATGATCGTTGTACGCCTCTTCTAGCAAGCGGTATGTAGGCGCAAACCACGCACACGGCAGAGCATCTTTTAGGACAGGGTCAGATAAAAGGTTTCCGCCGAGGGTAGTCTTTCCGAATCTTCGACCTACTCAGCCACAGGCAAGGACGTTGTATCGCCTTGCCTGTGCCATTATCACCTGCTGTGCTTCATGAGGTCGAGGGAGAACTAATCTGATGTCAGGCATTATGGTTTGTCTGCGTACTCCACGATCACCTTGACCGGGCTACCGTCTGCGCCAGTCTGCTCTACCCGGCTAGACCATTCGGCTTTGTGCTTGCGTTCAAGCCACCACGCAGCAGCTTGCCATGTTGTGTCAGATGCCTTTTGAATAATAGCAACGTTCCGAACCTCGGCATCACCCTCTGCCTTTTTAATAGAATCCGAGAACTCCGGAATGTCCTTAAGCCATACGGCAAAGGTATCTTCAGAAATACCGGCATAGGCGCAGGAAGCTCGGCGGGTATTACCTGCCCTGAGTGCCTGTGTAATGCGCTGTACTACGTCTTCGTTGTACTTGTATGGCTTACCCTTCACTTAGCACCGCCTTCTGCCCTGTGGCGTTTTCCCATCGCTGAATAATGACATCGCAGTAATCGCTTGTGTATTCAATGGTAAAGCATCTTTTGCCTTCAATCTCACAAGCCATAAGGCAACTACCTGAACCACCAAACGGATCTGCGACAATATCTACATCATCCATAAATCTACTCAATATCCACTGAGTCAATGAAACTGGCTTCTGTGTTGGGTGTACTCGGTTGGTTTTTTCAGATGCCTTTGTGAACATCCTTGTTACGCCTTTAAGATTTGTCCATGCGAGTTCGGCATCCATCTGGTCGCTTCCACCGTTGTTCTTGTCCCACACTAACCAACAGGCGGACGGCTCTAAGGCATTAGCGTAGTAGTTTGCACCCCACCAGACCTGCTTACCTTTTGACATCCATAAATCAATAGCCTTCAAAGCAACATCAATGCTTTCATCACCGACGATGTCTTTGTATTTATCCTTCAACACTCCACTATTCTTTACTGCGTTCATTCCATAAGGTGGGTCGGTCACAACAGCATCAATAGTGTTGCCATCCATCAGCCGTGCCACATCATCAGCCTTTGTACTGTCACCGCAAAGCAATCGATGCCTACCAAGAATCCAAAGGTCTCCCGGCTTGCATCGTGTCTCGACTTCCTCCGGCACTTCGTCTGGATCGGTTAGCAACTCGGCAGAGTCAGCAGTACCAGCGAGTTCATCAATCAGCGCATCAAGGTCTGCAGCGCCATACCCGGTACCATCCAAGCCGATAGGCGTATTCGCAAGCTCGGCAAGGATGTCGGTAATCTTGGTTGTGTCATCTTGCCCGATACGGGTAGTCCGGTTGTCAACGACAAGAATACGCAGCTCTTCTTCGGGCGTAACGTCAACCCATTGAACAGGTACGGTTTCCCAGCCTAGAGCCTTGGCAGCCATTACCCGATGATTTCCCGCTAGGATGTGCTTTGTGCTCAGGTTAGCCACCACAGAGCCGTACCAACCGTTTACCGCTAGACTCTTCTTGATGGCTTCTACATCGCCATTGTTAGCGTTGCGTGGATGATGCTTGAGCAGGTCAATAGCGACCTGCTCAATCTCTTTGTTTATTACTCTACTTGCCAATCAGGTTAGCCTCGATTTCTTCTTTGGTTGCCCATACAAGGGCATCTTTCATTTGACGTTCTGTGATGCCTTGCTGTTTCGCTCGTCTCTTGACATCAGCGTACAACCATCTTGTGTACATCTCATTGTAGACAGCCAAGCACCCAGCGCCCAGCAGGATACCAAGGGCAAAGGTAATCATTTGTTTAGACCTTCTATCTTGTCTCTGAAATGGATTTTGACCCAGATGATGTCGATGTCTTCGTTTACGATGTCATGCTGGTATCCAAATAACAGGCGGTTGTCATACGTCAAGTGATCAAACTTTTTGAGTTCGGCATTCATTGCCCATAGGAAACTTGGACTTGATGAAAAACCTACAAGCTCTTTACTTTGTATCCAGTCTTGCATTGTTTGCATAAGGAACTTTATGCACTCTTTGTATGTACCAACGTGTCCAAGTACAAAGCCACCTGCTGGAATCTTTGGCTCTACAAAACCTGTCATTGTTTCACCAGTCCGCTCTGTGGATCAAGTACAACTACTGCCCAGTCGTTAGCAAACAAATCACCAGGGGATAGCCTAAGTTCTTCCAGCTGTGTTACACGTCCCTTAGGTCCATGCAGTTCGAATACGTTCCAGAGTTCGGAGTACCGCAGGAATACGGAGCCTCCCCAGTCTTCCCGCCATACTGCGTTCCCGCCACCAGCCATCAAGGCTTGTACTACATCTCCAAATCTCATTTTTTATCTCCTGTAACCCCTGAAGTCATAGACACATAAGATGCAAGAAATATACGCGTATATCTTCCAAACTTATGCCAATCGTTCATAATCTCTGTTAGTGCTCCCGCTCTCCACTCAGCAAACGGGATTCGGTCTTTCATGTCATGGCAGGCGTTGCAACAAGGTACGGTTTCTGTGCCTCCGGTGCGCTGTGGCTCCGGGAAGTGGTCACCTACTGCACCGCTTGAATGACAATATAAACCACCGCAGTAATAGCATTCAGATGTCATCCTATTACTCCCATTGTTATCGGCAGGTGTTCAGCCATCAAAGCCTTGATGCTGTCTGCTATCTCCCTATGCTCTAACTGCGTATCTTCCTGCGTCCTAAGCTGCACGTAATGAATCCAAGACCGTATCGTGCCAGACATATACATTGTGGTCGGAGTGCAAAGCGGTAGTACCATTCTTGCAGTCTCCGCAGCGATACCGGCTTCAATCATACGGTTGTATGCGTAATGCGCACCGTCAACAGCCAATGATGCCCTATCTAAAGCATCCTGCATATCAACGGATAACTCTTTGTATTCTGGCAAGGCCTTAGAGCTTTGTCGGTTTGTTGTACCTGCAAGCCTCATCTGTCCCAATTTAGGCTCTTCAGTAACCGCTGCATACCTTTGGCTGAACTCTTGGAAAGAGAATGACCGATGCCTAAGAATCTGCGGAGCGATAGCACGGGTTGTCTTGATCTCAACGCACATGCTCGCCATCTCAAAGATTGACCAGTGCCCGTGCTTGATGCAGTAGGAGAGCAACCGGGATACGTCAGGGTTATCTTGATTGGCTGGGTTGGAGACCCTAGCGCAGTAACCGATAACCTGTTCCGCTTCCGGAGTAATCCAGATTAGCTTTGTCATCCTACGAAAATCTCCCAGTCCATCGCCAAGACATCAGCGGATCCAAAGGACGCAACCCGGCTGTATCTCCGGTTACCAGCACCATCGAGCAGATACAGACATATCTTGCCGTCTATCATTTGTAGAAACCATGAAGCGCCATGCCGTCTTACCATGTAGCCGGAGCGCAGTTTTTCAAGTGCTACGCTAAACGATCCGTTTGCCATGGTCTGCACTTCTGCCTGTATCTCTATGCGCTTCTGGTCTAGAATCTGCTTTTTCCAGTAGTTGATGGTTGTGTGATTGTAGCCGAGTAGTTTGGCTGCATCGTGGCATCGCATCCCTGATGCTACAAGCTCCTCGTATCTTTGCAGTACCACGTCACGCTTTCGGTGCGACTCCACGATGCTGCACTTAGGCCTTGCCATTACTTATCTCCTTGGCATCTGTAACTACACGGTCGGCATACTCCCTAGAGCGTGTCACAAGGTAGGCTGCGTACCAGAGTACCTTTAGCCTGTCTTGCTCCTGTTGCCCTTTATGCTCTTGGCGCTGTAGGTACTTCAGGATGGAACCCGAAACAAAGTCCAGGTTCCAATCTTCGATAACTGCCAGAGCATCGAGTGTGCCAACCGTGTAGTGGTTCCTCATTAGTCCTCGAATGGATCGGTGATGTCAGCGGTAGGTACAGCCTTGCGGAGTGGCTTTGTAGCTGCAACCTTGACCGGCTTGACGGTCTCGATAATGTTGGTTAGTTCGCCGTTCATCTTCTGCCGAGTTCCAACCACTACCTGCCATTGCTTGGCCTTGAGTGCTTCAATGTCCAGTTCGGCGAACTGTTGGTTGGTCATGCGTCCAACCATGCCATCAAGCAGGATTGTCAGTTTTGCCTTTTCGTTGCCGTAGTAGGTCTTTGTGTACTGGATAAAGCGGAAGGGCTGGCCATCGTCATCGCCTACCTCGGTGGTCTCGAATACCCACTTGAAGTTAGGTTCCAAGACGTTTGGATCATCAAAGCTCTTGCCCTGTGTTGCTTCGCAATCTATTAGCGCACAGATGTAGATGCCTTGCTCGGCTACACTGTACTTCTTCCCGCCACCTTCGGAAAACTTCCCGTGTTGTGCAAAAAATCCCATACATTCTCCTTGGGCTACCGCCCGTCATTTGGCACTATTGCCACACCAACTATATACCCACTAAGCGGATATTGTCAAACCTTGTTTTGTTGCGTACGCTTCCATGGTTGCTCGTAGTTTTCAGCAACATACATAAATACTGGGTACTCAGTAAACTCACCGATGACATGATTGTTTGGAATCATCATAAAGTCATCGTTACGCAGCTCATCAACCGTACACCAGTGCTGTTGCTCGCCATCGCATTCAACCAACATGATGTTCTTACCCTTTTGGATCAAGTGCGTTTCGTAGTCCCTACGCATTGCCCAGCGGTGTAAGGTCAAACGACCACCAGACTTCAACCAGGCTTTAGCCACAGCGAGCTGATGCCGATACTTATCACCGTTCAATAACTCATCTTCTTGCGCCTTACGCTTGAACGTATTCCAATCCCAAATCTCAAGAGCCATAACAACCACCTTTCATAATGACCGGTGACGGTTCCCGCGTAAGCGGAGGAACCGGACCGGTCATACAAACAATAAACTTTCTTCCCTCCTCACTGTGATGATCTGGGAATGCCCACCTTCGGGGCATCCCAGTTCGGAGGGGGTCTGGGGGAACCAAACTGGGGGAACCAAAATAGAGTTAAGTTCCTATATATAGGGGAACCAGTCGTTGGGAACCGGTCAACTATCTATTTATGGTGTATCTATTACCTCCCCTCAATGATGGTTCCGCTTTCAGCAAATGCTCGGCTACAAGCTCATCAATAGTGGATAAAACAACCTCTTTGCGTCCCCCCACCTTGGCATGAATCATGTTCTTTCCGACTCCGGGATTTGCCTCAACGTACGAAAGAATCGAGTCTGTTAGAGATTGACCCTGCCGTGCTACAAATCCCTCAGGTTCGGCTTCCTGAAGGCTTACACGCACTCCCTCGTTCGCAATCGTCCAACACACTACCGGTTGTTTTTCCTTTTTGCGCCAGTGTCTGTTCTTGGTAGTGACCATCGTATACCGGTCGTTCTTCTCGTTGTAAGAAATGCTGAACACTGTATCGGCTTGGCTCACGATGTCACCCGCACCACGCATCTGCTCGTGACCTATACCAGACTCACTGCCAGACTTACGGTTATGGTGAAGTACCACGACAGCTGCGCCTAGATCTTTCATCTGGCAAAAGTAACCATAGAGCCGTGCCATCTCTGTATTGCTGTTCTCATCAAGTCCGTGAACACGTACAAGCGTGTCAACAATAACGACATCAACTTGAAGTTCTTCTATCTTTCGCAGGATTGATTGGAGATATCTAGGGTTGTCCAGTTTGACACGCTGATGGTCTGAATAGATGATGTTCTCTGGAGCCATGCCTAACTGATCCGCACGGTCAAAGAACACCTGACAACCCATCTCCTCGTCAATGTACATAACCTTGGCTTTCTCGCATTCAACAGAGCCCAGCCACTTACCGCCTGCCATCGTTGCCCGTAGAAGGTCAAGAGCTGCCCACGACTTACCACCACCAGATGTTGCGCTGATAAAGTGCAGGCCACGCTTCATAATCATGTCAGGCACAATCCAACGTAGCGGTCCAAGTTCCGCAACCTTGGCTTTGATGTCTGCCCATGTCATCCATTCAATAGGATCATCATCTTCTACAGGCTTTTCTAGTTCAGCCCGTAGCATGGCAGGTGTTAGCGGTGGCAGGTCGGAATCTTTCCAATCTGCCCACGCTCTACCAGCCTTCTCCCGTACCTCGTATTCATCCATCGGTGGATCACAATAGGTACGGTTCCAGTCTAAGATGCCAGCAATCGCAAAGTTTATATCTAGGCGTGTGCTTCTGTAGTAACCAACACAAGCGGTTAAAGCGTTATCCCTGCCACCGTATGGGCCTCCACCTTCAGGATGGCGTTGCAGTAACTTTTTGAGCGTTCCTTCATCGGAACTGTAGCCTGTAATCTCACCACGCTCTGCCCGTGGTCTACGCTTTGGAGTAGCGTCTAACTCATCGAACCATTCATCTGCCAAAGTAGTGCTCCATTATCTCCGGCAGGTCTGCTCGGACAATGTCTAATAGGAATGACCATCGTGCATCAGCTTTTGATTTTATGCAAGCCTGCTCGACTTCCAGAAAGAAAGTATCAAGGCATCCGGTGTAGCGTCCGGAAGCATGGCGAATCATCGGAACAACCTGCCCAAGTTCCCCAGCCTTGGCAGATGCCAGCAAAGCATCAAGGCGTTCATCACCCATCATCTCAACCAACAAGGATTGCTTGTATGTTGGCTTGATACCGCCACCCTTTAGGAGCGTTACGGCTTTAGGCTCATCCGGATTCTTCCAGTTTAGAGTCCCAGGCACTCGCAGGATTCGGTCTACATTGGAGACATTGTCAGTACCGGGTAGAACTTTGTCGGCAAAGTCACGGATGCGGTATTCAAGCGTGGTGCGCTCTCGTGCTGACTTGCAGAGTTTAGGGCTGCTTAGAATCTTGTAGCCGTGCCATCCATTGCCAGTGCTTACAACAATGTCACAGGTGTCAAGCAATACTTGACTACTCGCACCCTCAACCTTGCAATCTAGATCTACCCAAACTGCCCCGACCTGCTCAATGGCATCTTTGCCGAGCTTGCGTCCGGGACCTTCAGGGGCAACCCTAGGACACACGCCAACGTAGACATCATAACCACGCATTGCAAGGGAAATGATGTGCTGGCTAAGTGCTTGCCCGGCTTCACCCTTAAGACATTCTGGAAGCCGGTAGGTTGTCCGGTTAGCGTGTGGCTTGTGTTTGGAGAGCGGACGAATCTCGATAAAGCCGTCCGTGTACGGCTTGAATAGATGCCTCAGGAATGAAATAGCCTGAACAGCATCGGTGGCAGGAAGTGCCATGATGTATCAACTTTCTCTATGATGTTTCCCCTTCTATGAAAACCCCCGGTAGCTACTCCGGGGGCTGGCAAAGCCTATTCCATAGAGAAAGGAACGTAGATATTATACATCAAAAGTAAACCCAACATGATCGGCGATAGCCTTAGCGGCATCATGCCACGAATAAGCAACCACGAAAGAATACCCGTACGGTAGCAAGGCATCTCGGAAGGAAACCTGCCCCGGTGTTAGCCTACCCTTGCCTACCTTCATCTCGATGAACAATCCCGGTGCTGGGCAAGGGAGGAAGATATCCCACACTCCCGCCCGTACTCCCATGGCCTTGAACTTCGCAGCTGTCCGGATGTCACGATGCCCACCGTTAGGGCAGTGGTAGATGGTAGTCAGTTCGGGATGCTTGGATTCCATCAGACGCACCCAAGTAATCAAGGCGATTTGTTCTCTATCCTCTAGATGTTTCAATGTTTGACCTCAACTCTACCAATGCCTCTGCAAGCCTCTGTTTGACTACTACAGGTGGTAAACGGTAACGGCTGGCTACCATGTGGATAGTCTGCGGAACACGACCATCTAAGCCAAGATGCAGCACAACCATCTGCCGGGTCTCATCATCCAGCCGAGATAAGTGATCCATGGCGCTTCCTTCCTCCACACTTTCGAGATATTCATCTTCGGCGCTCTGGGTTTTGCCGAATACCGCAGACTCGTACAGGACAAGGTCAGTGCCTTGGATACCATGATGCATCGATACAGGCTCCAAGCCGTGAGCCGTCCTGCACATCTCAATGGTCTCTATGGTCATGCCAGAGCGTTCGGAGAGTTCGGCATCGGTTGGTGGGCGCTTTAGTTCGAGTTCCAGCAGCACATAGAAGCGTCGCAGTTTGTGCCATTTGACCACAGCGTGTTCTGCTATACGGATGGTTCTGAGCTGGTTTGATTGGTAGCGTCTAAGCTTCTGATAGATCCAAGGATGAGCGTAAGTGGAGAAGCGTAGCCCTCGTTCAGGCTCCCACTTTTCAATCGCTCTAATAACACCTTCGACACAGTACTGACACGCATCAATAAAGTGTTCTTTGTGCTTGATGACCTTGCAAACATCACGAATAAAGCCAAGATTATGACGCACCATGGCATCCAAGCATTCATCCTGCATAATGCCGTGCTTCCATCCACTGTGCAGTAAAACCATCTCATCGTGAGACAACAAACGCTCCGGTGTCCTTGATAGGGTCCGGAGCGTCTGTCTGATGGTTGTTCTACTCGGTGTCACTTAACTCCATTGGCTTTGAGCATCGCTGGCTTTGTTTCCCACTCATACCGGATGGCATCACGGGTAGCAGACACAAGCGCCAAGAAAAGCAGAACAGATATCGCAGTAATAACACCAGCCTTGATCGCCTTCTTGCGTCCAAGGTATGCAGCCCGGTTAGCATCCAGCGCATTCTGCCTATTCCTTTTGTTCATCTCCAAGGTTTGGAAGTGCCGCCATTCTGCCAACCGGCAAGCCGTACACATCTTGTCTGTATCTTCTACGCTGTTCCCGCATTCGTTGCATCGTCGCATCTTCTTATCTCCTAACTATCCCTAATTATTCGCCCGGTACTTCTGGTTGTTCCGGTGCTTTACCTTTGCGGAGTGTTCTACGCAACATGAGTTGCTTAGAGAGTTCCGCTGGATCCATATCCATCGCTTCTGCGAGCTTCATCAAACTTGTGTCCGATGGAGCCTTCTTGCCTGTCATATAGTCGCTGATACGTGGCTGGGTGAAACCAGTCCGCCGTGCCAGCTCGTTTTGGGTCAATCCTCTAATCATGTTCCATATATACCATATAGATATATTGACCTGTCAAGCCCTTGACATATATATATTCTGGATATATATTAGTGATGTACCAAGCGGTACGGGAGATAAGAAATGAAGACATCAGCAATCGCAACAGTCAAGTGGGCCATCGAAGAAGGCATGGGCCTTCAGCTCAGCAGCCCTTCAGGCTTGCACGACATCGACCTTGACGAAGCCATCGACGCAATCAACGAGTGTGAAGACGAAGACATCCGGGTAGAAGATGATGTGGTCATCTTTGGTATGGGTGATGTCTGCATCAAGATTGCTGATCCAGATGACTACAATGCGGATGCATCGAACCACGTAACGGGAGAATAACGATGGCAGTACACGCTGATGATTTTCTAGGTGTTTATATACCTAGCGAACTGATGGAAGAAGTAGATTACTACGGTGACCGTGGTCATGGTTGTAAGTGTGGCT